GGGTGGGGTGGGGTTTCAATCACCACTCGTAAGTGGTTCCATTGATGGTCGCGCACACCGTCTGTTCTGGTAGAGACAGATACACATTGGTCAGAGTTGACCCAGGCAGCAGCGCGCACATATCCACCACAGCCTGCGTGATCTTTGAGCGCCCGCTGTACCCGAACGATGGTCCATCATAGTGATACCAGCATGCGTATTTGTAGCCAAGGGCCGCAGCCGTCACCATTGCCCGGCGGTATCCGGTGATTAAGTCGTCCTCAGATATGCTGCGGGCGACTGGGTTGATCTGCCCAAGCTCGCTTACGTAAATGTCTTTGGCTGCGAGCCCGGCCTTTGATCGGCTGTTGCACAGGTACTGCCTCGAATGGGCCAGTCCAAGAAACGCTTTGAGCGGCGTCCCCCACTGTCGCTGATACGCATGGATCGAAACCGCATCCAAGTAGGTATCCAATCCTGCTGCCCATGCTGCGTCAAGCCAGTTGGGGGATGACAGGTAATTGACGACTCCGGGCCCGATTACCTTGATTGCTGGCCTCGCCGCCTTGGCTGCGTTGTAGATCGTCTGAGCCATCGTGACGAAGGTGGCAACGCTGCCGCTGTACCAGTAATAGGTCTCTGAGGTTGGAATGTCTGGCTCATTCCAAATTTCAATATGCGTAAGCGTCGGGTATCGGTTAATCAGCGCAGTCACGAATGCCGTGAGGTTTGCCATGCTGGCAGGCTCTGCCGCAGCCCCCAGCCAGTACGGATGCACCTCTGCCGGTCGTGCGCTGGCCCATGTCGGTGTACCCCAGCAGTTGAACGTCCAAGAACCACTGCCGTAGGCTGCAACGCGGGAATCAAGCCCAGACCAATCGTATACGCCCAAAGACGTATTGATGTCCCCCCACCGGCACGGTCGCATGTCATAGGCGAGCATGTGCTTGCACTGCTCAGGTACTGGCAGAGCCGCTTCAAAATGGTTGCCTACGAAGTCGGTTGGCACTGTGATTGTGGCCCCCCGACTTATTTCTATCTTTCCGTATCCCATCGGTCAGGCCCCGTACACAACTTCAAGCTGGTGGCCCTCAATGGTGAAGGTATCGGCAGCATTAGCGAGCTGCACGATGATCTGGATTGTCTGGTCAACCGTAGTATCAAACGACGATGTAACCAGCGTGCCTGCGCCGTTCCCGAACGGGTTGCTGACGCCAGTAAAGCCAAGCAGTTGGGAGCCAGTTGCACCACGGTTTCCGCCGTGAAGAATCAACTGGCGGCCTGTTGATGAGGCGATGCCAGCCTGATAAAACGCCGTGCCAGACATTCGGACAATCAGCGTCTTGACGTTCGTGTTGTTCGTTTCGGTTGTAGCAAGCCACAACCTGAATGCCCCGTTTGGCCCAAGCGTTCCGCCTGGGATTGTGATCGTTACAAGCTGAGTTGGTGTCGTCGATCCAGTAAACGGGATTCCAACCAGCGACCGCGATATGCAGCGCATGGACTGTCCCACCACCACACTCACATCCCCGCCCGCGATGTTCTTAGTCTTAGCAATTATTCCTCCATTGCTATCTACATCAAACAAAACATCTTTTCCACCTGAGGGGTCAAAACTCTGCACACCTTGTGGATAGTCTGCAGTAACTAGATTACTCTTAATAAATGACATTTTCAATTTCCTTAGTAAGAAGGAGTGGATGTATCAGATCCACCACCCATGAGAACTTGGAGTTTCTGTGCAAAAGGATTCTGCAATTGAGCAGCAATCTTTTCTGCAGCAGATGTATTCGCCGCCTTGAATTGATTGATCATGAACTTATTGAACTGAGCTTGTTTACCTCCAGCGGCTGCGTATGCTTCAGTCATCTTCGCGACAGAATCTTCCACGGGTCGATTACCTTCGATCATGGTAGTCTTGGCAATCTCACCAAGTGCAAGCATTCTCTGGTGATCCATCTGAGCATAAGATTGAATACGGAAAACTCCATCATTCACTATTGCTTCATCAAGAGGTCGCCCACCTGATAGCCTAGTTAGTGTAGCCCAAGAGAGTAAATCATTCGAAGAGAGGATCGTTCCTTTTGAGGTTGTGGAATACACAGTACCATTGGGGCCGCCAGCCTGCAAAGTTTGAGCAAGTCCAGACAGCGGACGACTCAATCCATTGTGCTCCAATCCTTGCAACATGGATTCCCAAACTGCACCACCTCCTGCAATCTTAGTAACTGTGTCTTTCATTGAGCCTAGAAATTTACCGAAAGCTCCAACAAAAGGAATGTCAGGAATAGTAGTAGGAACCACAGTAAGCTGACGAGGATTAATATCACCGCGCGCATAGAGATTCGCCTGCAGGAGATTACTAGGAAGGCCATAAGTTATGAGATCGCCCATAGATTTCCCTGCCGCGCCGTAGATCGAATCGTACAAATCTATATGCTTATCATTCCCGCTCAGAGTTCCAACAATGTGTTGGTTAATGAATTGGAATGCAGGCAAACCTTGAACACCATACATAGTTCCTTGCAGACCAAGCAACATGGCTGCATCTTTCTTAGTTCCTTCTGCAACATACCTAAACATTTGTTGCATCAAGTTGAACTGATAAGATTGGAACAGTCCGATTGCCTGACCGATTGGGCCCTGAAACATCAATGGTCGCTGGGAAGCGATTGTGTTTCCTTCAACACGATTCACAAAAGTGTTGATATATGCATGTTGTTCCGCTTCAGTCATCAGACCCTTACCAACTCCAAGATCGGTAATCTGTCTCATCACATCTGCACTTACAAAGCGGTTGAGTTCTTCAGCCAGCTTATTCCCAGTAGCTTTCTCACCAACTTCACTCAGAGTCTTTGCTTTTGCAAATGCCTGGGTTAGTCGCTTATTCAACTCAGGAACAGTCTCGGTTCCACGAAGAGTGAAGTCATCCAGGATCTGTCTAAACTGAGTGGTTGCATCTTTGATGTAGCCTGCAGCCTTATAGTTTTGGAGTAGAGTTCCATCATCCTGCATGAAATTCCTGAAAGCTTTCGCAATCAGTTTTGCAGGTGCAGTAATCTGTCCATACTCTCCAGGTAAGGTGACTTTAGAAATTCCTGCAAGAGAGCCGGCCAGATCCTTATCTCCAGCCTTGATTGCATCTGTGATCTGCTTCAGTTCCGTACCACGAAGAATGTTTGCACCGATGAAGTTATTCAGTGCATTCAATGGATCTAGACCAAGAGTAAGTTTAGAGAGGATTGCATTTGCAGTGCGGATGAACTTTGTGAGCTCTCCCTTAGGTGCAGTATGATTTGCAAGGAGATCGGTTGCAGCATCCCGGAAACCAGTGTTCATACCATACTCACTCAGGATCTTATCAATCCCTGCAAGTTCCTCATGAGACTTCGCTTTCGCAAACACATCACCAATCTCACCCATCATCTTAGAAACTGCACCATCCAGGAGTTTACCTGCCCCATAGATCAACGGGTGTTCACTGACCTTGGAGATATCCAAACCTGTTTTAATGTAATCCAGATACGGATTCTTTCCTGCAGCTTCCAGACGATCAGAATATGAACCGAACTTAGAAGCAGAGATCTTAGTGTACGCATCACCCTGATCCTCTAAGAAAGCAAAAGCTCTAGAGTTCTTAGCTCTCACAAGATTCACAGCGAGTGCATCATCCTCACGCAGATGTTGCTGCATGATATCATTCACAATCTTTTGAGGATCAGTCTTTGTGAAGAAATCAGAATACACACCAGAGTTCTTCAATTCTGAGTTGATATAAGATTCACTCAGTGTCTTGGAATATTCATAGTCTGCATAGGCCCTGTGCCAATCTTCAGAATCTCGTTTGGTAAAAGTCTTGAACTGCGGTGGAACCTTATTGATCATCTCCTGAAGTTTTGATTCAGAAGCTGCGAAGATCATTGTGGTATCACCTTGGCCGCCGACCCTTATATCTTTCACGAATGCAAAGAATGGGTAGTCCTTAGGATTTGCACGAATCGGGCGGAACACAGAGATATCTTTACCAGCTGCATGGAGAGTATCTCCGCCACCTTGTGCAACTCGCAGTTCATTGTATGCCTGAGTACGAGTTCCAGTGCGGCCGATATGAGAATCTACCATCGCAACAGTTTCCCTGTTGTTCAGGTTGATAAGGTGTTCTGGGAGTTCCGAGTTTAATGAGTCGAAATCAAGCTCACCTTCTTTCAGGTATTTCGCGGCGGCCTTCTTCGTAATCAGGAAGTGTTCTGCTTCATCACCAACACCTTCAGTATGTCGGATCCAAAGTTCCCCGCTCCTTGAGACTTTCTGATTGATCGTGCTCCACTCAATCGCGGCTTTCTGATTCCGTGCAAGATTATAGAGTTCTCCATTCATTGCACCTTCACTCTCTGCGCGGAAAGCAGTCTTAATCTTATTGACTGCTGCACCAGAAGCCTGAAGGAGAGATTCCAAAGAACCATATCCACCGTTCGAGAATGATGTAAGACCTGCACCTGCGCCATAACGGTTTGCGGTCATGAGCTGAGAGTCAGTAATCTCTGGGATAAGAACTCCCATATCACCAACAAACTTCGCAACTACATTGTTGATTCCATCCTGTAGGAGTTTCTGTTGAGTCTTAATGTATGTCATGCCATCAATGATATGGCCATCAACATCTTCCAGACCTGCAGAACGCTTAGCAATCTTTGCCCAGCTGGGAAGGAATCGAACATCACCTTCAGGGTGTGCAAGTTTAGTCAGACCTTTAGAAAGGATCTGTTCCGCATATTCTTTCGAGGCAGTTTGATGTGCAAGGAAATCATCCAAGTCCCGACCAACATTAGTTCCTTCGAGTCGTGCAGTTTTGGTATTCACCATCTTGGAGATTGCAGGCATTGCAACATCCTGCTCAACCCCAGCCTTAAAAGCACGAACTGCAAGAAGATCACCGGCGGCATCGGTCTTTGCTTGGACAATATGATTCCAAAGCTCTTCACGAGATACAAACTTATCCTTCAAAATCTTATTCTTGGAATCTATCAACTTGATATCAGTAACCCCATCCTTGTATGCACGCTCAAGAACTGGAATGTCATACTGATTCACAGAAGTTCCAGGCTTGATCTCCTTCATCACCTTATCTGCCCAGATGTAGCGGGCTTCAGCTTCCAGATGTGCATTAGATCCGCGAAGATCATTCACTGCCCAGTTCTGGCCCGGCTTGAACTTGTAAGATTTGACCTCGGAAAGTACAGCCTCTTGAGTAGATTCACCTGCACGAGGAGCGACCACATCTGCAAGATTCCGAAGAACTGGCGCAGATTCCATCACAGTGCCAGCATCCTCACCTGTGAGTTTCACATACTTCACCATCAAACCATCTGTGGGAAGTTTCTCTTTCACAAGTTTCGAGATCTCAGATTCAATCTTCAACTTACCAGATAGGCGTGTGATCTCATCTGAGCCCAGAAGATTCCCAAGAGTGGCGCGGTGATCTAATCCATAAGATGCATCAGCAATCATGTTACCAATCTCAGTATCCTTACCAACAGTAAGATTATGATACTCAGTCCGCATATCATTATCAATACGGCGAATCTTATCAGCAAGATTAGTGGTATCAATATGCGCAGCCACCTTCTCTGCTTCGGTTGCTCCAGGTAGTACAGATACAGAAAGAGCAAGATCTCGATCCTCCGCCATGAGAATGATCTTCATTGCAGGAGAAAGACCTTCTGCAGGAATCTCGCGTGCAGATGCCCATTTGCCGGCGGCCTCAAAAATCTTTACCTCTTTACGAATCTGCCCGAGAGAAGATGCAGCTGCAAAAGCTCCACCTAACACACCTTGGAATGCTCCGCCGATTGCAATGTTCTTTACAATATCCCAACCATCTTGTTGCTCCAAGATTGGGCTCTTGAACATTGTAGCCTGCACAGCAGTTTCAAATGCGGCGCCCTCAAGAACATTCTGCCACACTCCAGCAGCAAGAGCTTTTACACCATTCGCATTGATTGCAGAGAATGTAGCTTGTGCAGCATTGATATCTGCAGCAGCCAGTGTGATATATCGTTCAGTTTGAGGAACTAAAAGTCCAGTAGCGCGAGAAAGATTCTCACCGATGAAACCAGTTTTCGAAGCTGCTTTCAATGCAGTCTGCCCAGCATTCAGAACCTTGATACCACCAAGACCAGGTAGGATAGAAGTAGCAATGAATCCAACCAGATCGGCGGCCTGTCGATTCTTATCATAGTAGGAGCCAAGATCAGAATCAATACTAGAAATCCAACTGCGAGTATCATTCTGTTCTGCTTCCGCACCAAACCAATTACCGATTGCAACACCAGTGTTGTAGAAAGAATTTGCACCAGAGAGAACACCAGTTGCAATCAACTTCCCGCCATTTGAAAACTTATCGCCCCATGTTTCAGGATCAAGCCATGAACCTCCACGGGTATTACCTAGATTGTGATTATCTGCAGCAAGGAGATATGCAGGAACTTGTTCCTCTGTAGGAACTCCCACGATATCAGGTTGGTCGAAGAGATTAGGCATCTTGTTTCCTTCTATTTAATTGCTGCCGAGTGAGCTATAGTCTATTCTGGCAGACATATATTGGTTCAAGGCGCGCCCGAAAGAGTCAGGTTTAGTAAGATCAACAACCTGGCGGCCAGTGCCGAAACTTCCATCTAGGTTAGTTTGAATCTGCACACGATATCCAAATGTTGGAGTCAGTCCCAGAGAAGGCATCTGGCGCGCTTGCATATTCTGACTCACACCTGCATGGTAGATTGTGGTTGCTTCCAATGCTTCTGCATAGGAGATTGTACGATCTTGCAATGCTTGTGCAACCAGACCGAATACGACATTCGGAGAATTCACATCCACATGATTCTTAATTGCAGGAGCAAGAACCTTCTGAACCACAGCAAGACCTGCAACTGCAGGAGTGTTTGCAATGATTGAGGTGGTGGATGGAATCACGAAAGGATTGGTAATATCACCAGGAATGATTACCTTCGCCTTAGCTGTAAGAAGTTCTGCAGTTCGAGCATTCACCTTCGCATCGAGCTGTTGATCTTTCGGATCAAACCCAGGAGCATTCTTAACATCCTGAACAGCTTGTTGAATGATATCAACCAATGGTTGCTGTGCAGGTGCAAGTTTGACTGGAAATTGTGCAAGTACATTAGCAGTACGAGCAGCAGAAGTTCCGAGAATCTTTGTATTCCCTGTAGGATCAATAGCAAGTGCTTGTTGGCCCGCCATGAAATCTTCTGTGAACAGTTTTCCTGCAGGAGATCCAGACTTAAGCAGTGCGATTGCTTGTGCAGCTGCAGGAGTTCCGGGCCGGATATCTACATAAGCTGCGCCCAATCTTCCCTTACCACCTTGATTGATGTAATCCAGAAGTTGATTATCAGCCATCTTGGCCAAATCTTTCTCAGCCATCTTTGCATCAAACTCTTTACGAGCCATATCAAGATGTGCCAGAGAAATCTGAATCTGCTGTTGAGCTTTCTGATCCGAGAAGATAGTTTGCTGAGCTTGGAACTGCTCCTTACTCGCATTCATTGCAGCTTTAATTCCTTCAGCTCCATAAACAAGTCCCTGAGCTTTCGCAGCATTCGCCTTGATCTGAGCTTCAGAAAGCAGATTCTGCGAGGATGCAGTGATTGCTGCCTGAGAAGTAGATTCATTCAGGGCATTCTGAGTGGCAACTGTTTCCTGAGTCGTTCTATTCAGATCTGCAATCCGAGCCTGAGTGGTAGAATATTTGATATCCGCACCATTGTACCTATCAATATCATCATTGATGGTTGCATGATTCAGGATCCATTGGATAGGATTATCAAACAGACCAACAGACTTTTTCTCCTGAATCACAGCTGCAGCCTGATCTCGTGCATCAGATGCTTCCTGAGACTGTGCGATTAGAGAAGTGAGTTGCTCAGAAGAATCTCGGAGATTGGTGCCGAGGGCCGCCGCAGCCTTATTTCTTGCAGCCTGAGTTGCCAGCTTTCCGCTCTCAACTACCTCATTCACAATCACATTATTCGAGCCGATAGTTTCCAGAAGCTGTGCAGAATTATCAGCTGTGTTTTTCAATTCCTTAAATTGATCAAGAAGCTTGTTAGTATCTCCTTGAGTCTTTGCCATGTAATCATTGGCAGAATTGATGATGGTTGAGAGATCAAGTCCGGCCATAAAGATTCTCCAACTTGTCGGTAGATTCGGTGCGGATGAATGCTCCAATCAAGGAGCACATTGGCTCACCCAAAGCCACAGTAGCCCAACCAATAAGATTGAACTCGCCAAGTAGATACTTGCAACGTGCCACTGCAATCGGGGCGAGGATGTCAGATAGAGCAGGAGACTTACGCATCCACTTAGTAACAGGAATTGCCCAAGCATGGTATCCACGCATAAGTTGAGGAGACAGTTCCAAGGCTCGCAGGGCAGATGCAAGATAGAGATTAGTTTCAAGAAGTTTTTGGGAATGGAGTTCCGTGCAGATTACCCATGCGGCCGCCCCAGCTTCTGCACCACCTTCAGTTGCTGTATCTTTCAGAGCATCAGTTGCAACTTCAGTTCCTACATCTGCTGCAGCAGAGGCACCAATATCACCTGCAGTAGATGCAGCGATATCAGATGCAATCACATCACCAGAACCTACACCAAAAGATTCTGCAAGAGATGAACCAAGGATATCAGCAGATGCAGAAGTTGCAATATCAGGAACCGAAAGACCTGCAAAATCTCCAAGACTAATCTCACCAAGACCTGCGGAAGTTCCAATAGATGCAGGAACTCCAGAGGAATCTGCGAGTCCCAAAGCATCTGCAAGTTTATTCCCAAGCTGATCCAAACCACTCTTACCTGCAAGAGCTTTAGCGGATGGGCCCAAAAGACTCTTACCACCTTGAGCAAGCATAAGTGTGAGAGCGTCTTTACCACTCACACCTGGCGCAGTTTTCTGAGTTGTGGTAGTTCCAGCTTGAAGTTTCGCAACTTCTCCGGCCGCCCGAGTTGTCAAATCATTCGTGAGTTGTTGATTCACAGTTGAGTTATACATCCCAGAGGATTTCTGTCCCATAGAGACAGCAGCCAATCCTTGACTGGATTGCAGGATCTGCTGAATCATTGCATCAACACCTTCTTTCGAGATGTTGGATTTGGTAGAAGAAGATGAGGAACTACCTTTGATCAGTTTGATTAGATCAGTCAGTGAGTTGTCTTGTGCGAGAGCCATGTTGAGTTTCCTAAGATTGAGAGATTTGGAGATCTGAACTAGGTTTTATCCGCCATCACCACCACCTCCACCATCTCCAGATCCACCACCATTTCCATTTCCTCTTCCGCCACCAGATCCATCACCTGAATCTGATCCATCATTACCTTGTCCACCATAACCACCTGTGGATCCATCAGCTTCACCAGAACTCCAGCCGCCATCTCCATCATCACCGGCGTGTCCACCATTTCCTTCGCCAGCTGCAGAAGTTGCAGAATCTTGGGAAACAGAATCAGATTCAGAAACCGCGGCGGCTGTTGCATTTGCAGCATCTACTGCATCCATTGCATCATACGCAGCCTGAGAATCCATTGCAGGAGAATAACCCATAGTTGCAGGATCAGTTGCAACTCCAACATCGGCGGAGTGAGCAATAGCAAAACCTGCACTCTCGATAGCATCCAATGCCATCTGTGCAAGTGTAGGTTGATTATTTGCAGTTAGGGCCATGTTTGCCATAGCCATCGCCGCAGATACAGGATTCATAGAAAGTGCAGCAAGCCCGAAAGATGCAACAGACCCGAGAGATGGAGCGCCGGCCGGGCCAGAACTATTCACACCTCCAGTTCCTGCGCCACCTGGGCCACCTTTCCCATCCTTGGAATCCATATAACCAGAGAAAGCGCCAAGACCAGAAATACTAATTGCACCTTTGGTTGCTGCCTGTCTCTGCAATTCATTCAGAAGTTTATATGCCATCACTGATCTCCACGAGATGCAACTGCTTTAGCCTGCACCATGTTTGTGATGAATGGCATGATATTGGTAACTGCACGCTCACCGAATAGGAAACCAAGAACCAAGAAGTTCACGATCCAGAAAGCATTCTGAATCACTGGATCTTTCAAAGACCAGAGTCCAGAGAATACGCCGTAATCTAGATAGAGAGTTGCAAATCCCCAGACCGGCCGCTGTGCTCCACGAAGAAGAAGCATAAATGCGCCGAGATATGGAACTGCTTTCAGATCTGAGGCAGAACCTTCAAACATTGCAATGCGTTCATTCAATGTTTTCTCTGCTTCATTCATTGCAGAATCAGCTTGTGCTTTACGCTGGAGTTCAAGATTCTCCATTGCAAGTTGCACATTAGCTTTCTGCTCAGGAGTCATATCTGGAGGAAAGTATTTCTCAACTGCTCCAATCACTTCATGAGCAAGTCCACCTGTAAGAGAATCTGCAAGACCTGAAAGTAGTCCCATGATCAGCTCCTAGTATTTCAATGTTTCACGAATGTTTGAAAGATTGTGAACAGTGCAACTGCAAGTGCCCACACTCCGATTCCACGATTGATCCAGCGATCCACTTTCTTATCAATCGTCTCAATCTTTTCCTGCAGAGACTTCTCAATACCTTCGATCTTAGTTTTCAAACCTCCAACATCTGTCTCAATATCTCCAACCCGTTCGCCCTGATTCTTCTGGCGCTCTTCAAAGAGGAGGAGTTTATCTAGAGAGGATGTGAGTCGATCTACTTTCTTTTCTAGCCGATAGAAATCCTGCGGCGAAATCATCTCTTGGTTTCCTTGATGAAATTGTGGAGGGTCTAACGGCATCTGATCAGAATCTTCATCTAAATCGCTCATAATGGGTTACCCTCTTTATCAGTTAGACCAGGAGCATAAGATCCCGAATTTAGTAATGATAATACCTGACCTCTTGGTTTCACAGTGGGGACTGCACAGAAAGATATATGCACCCAAGTATGTTCCAGAATCAGTTGATCGAATGGGATCATTGTTTTGAGTTCAATGAGCTTCTTGCAGATCTTCAGAGGAGAGCCAAATGCAGGGGATTCGAAATCTACTGCCTCGCCTTTGATATGCTGAGATGTTGGTTTGGATCCGAGAGCGGAATTTAGAGTCTGTGAACGATACCAGGAAGAGATATTTATTGGATATCCAAGAATGTTTCGTACCTTCTCCATCTGCACAGATGTGAACACCACGGCCTGAGTAAGAGAGTTTGGGAGACTGTTATCGATACCTTTTCTTGCAGCAGTTTCAGAGCGTGTAACTTCTGACCAGAAAAAGTGCGGGGTGATTGGGCCGGTGTTCATGGATGTACTGTCCAGTTGAGTGAAGGATTAAACCAAACGGAACCTGCATCAAGAGCGAAACCTACAGGCTGAATGATATTACCTGCACCTGTAGGGGCGACATTAGTTATAACTCCTGAGGTTGTTGCTGAAAGATAGAATGGAGTTCCAGGAGTCAGGCCGGTGAAGTAATTCGCAACTCCCAACATGAAGAATTCTCCCCACTGTCCTGTAAGTACTCCATCAATCTTGGAACATATTGCTCTTGCAGGTTTCGTGCTATCAGTTGCATTCGCCTTTCGCGCGGCCAAACTTCCTGCAGAATCTGTGAGATGAACTGTCTGACCGAGAGTTATATCCTCCAGCGCAATTGCATAGATACGAGTGATTGATTGCACACGGGTGGAAGATCCTGCAGAAGTGGTTGACCAATACTGATCATCCTCAGATAGAGCTCCTGTATACAGATCAAGTGCGCCTTGCAATCCACGAATTGCATTCCGAATTCTGAGAGAATCTGCCCAGATTTCTGGATACTTCTTCTGCTCGAATTCCGGAATCGAGGTGAGATTTAGGTTGGTGGAGTATTGATTCTTCTCAGCCATTCATATCACCTATCGCTTTCCATGGATATTGAATGAGAGCACAAGAGAGACTAGAGAGAATGAACCTTTCAGAATGATTGAGTGATTTATACCAGTCGCGCGAAGACCATATTTCCTGAACAGTCCAGAAGATTCGAGAAGAGTTGGAACTACCTTGGATGTGTTCTTCCCATCTAGCGCAACCATATCATAGCAATCAAATGTTGCGCCTGCCTGTACATTCTCAAGGTTTATTTCATCGAGTTGAAGAACTCTCTGGCGCACAAACTGATACTTCCCAAGAGCGATAACTCCTGAGGAAGTAGAGGATGTGACAGAGAAATCTACTATCTGAATAGAACCGTCTGCTTGAAGGAATGCAATAGACTGGCGCGGAATCTCAGTAACTCCTGATACAGGAATCTGATACTCGAAACATTGCACATGAGGAATCTTTAACTTCCCCCAGCGCTTATCTGTCAGGTCATACACAACTGCATGAGTAAGAGAAGAGATTCCGTAACTGATAATCAAATATCTATCTGCTATCATCTGTACCTGCTTCACCATTGTGGAGGTGAGAGTTTGAGATGTAAAGGTATCTGTTATTTCATCATAGTCTTCAAATAACTTTCCTGCAACAAAATCAGTAAGTTCAGGTAAAATAGTTTGCGTTTGAGTGGTAGAGATGAGTTGCATACCCGAAGTTGTGTATGCGTAATGGTTTCCAGAATTCGCATCGTATGCAATCTGTGAGCCAGAATTCAATCCTCCTGATGCTACAATCTCACGAAAGTTAAATGGATAACGAGTGTTTCCAGAGAACAGCGCCGAGACTGCATTATTGGATGTATATACAATGAACCCTAGAGTGTGTGTAAAACAGAGATTGATTGCACCTCTTGCACCTTCTGGAGATCCGCCACCAGCACCGGTTGTGAGAGATGGAACAAAATCAGTCGGATCAATTGTGGATGACCAAGCAACTGTGCTGGAAGTCCAAGCAATCATATACCCCGCAGAGTATGTGATACCAAGGATTTTAGTAGGATCTGTGCCAGTAAGAGTTACAGGAACTAAAGTATTAGAAGAGAAGTCATACTTATAACATCCTACATTAGCTACATAGATGTATGTAACTCCTGAGATATAAGCATAAGTGATGGAAGTATTTGCAAGAGTGGTGATATAAATCCATACCCCGCCAGTTTGCCTATATATCTTACCTGTAATATCTACAACTAGATAGATAGAATTACCAGTCCCATCTCGCACAAGAAATATTAAGTCTGCTGAAGTATTACTTGAATACCCATCCTGCACCTGAGTATATCCAACAGATTGAAAACCCTGTTGGTGCGGCATCACATTATGGCAATAGAATATCTGTGGAATGCCTACATCCTTATCCACATCTTCTTGAGAAGTCAACTGCCGTGAGAATGTATTATCATACTGAGGAACAATAATACTCCTACCCCAGTTCTGAGCTAGGAATGGAAAGTTTCGTGCAGATAGATTAGCTCTATAACTTACTTGTGCCATTTCTTTTCCTTAAGCAGTAGAAGCTACCCAAGCACCAGCACGACGTTGATATAACATCGAACCAGCAGTACCATCTGTACGGATGTAGAAATCTCCGTTAGCGCCGTTAGCATTATTAGGAACACCGGTGCCCATATAGATACCATTCGCTGTTTGCAATGCTCCAGCATCTGTCCCTGGCATAATCTTCTTTGCTATCAGCTTTCCTGCAGAGGTAAGACGAGCTACATTAGCGCCAGTAGAATCTAATCCATACACAAGATAAGTTGTGTCATCGGTAGTACCGCCACGGATCTGTGCAGTTACAGAGCCTGCAGTGTTACTGGTGTTATATAAGTTTACAAGATTTGCATTAGCACGAGACTGTTGAACATCCAGGAGAGCGGCCGCCATCTTTGAATCTCCGATTACAATATCGCCAGACTCATTTCTCCAAAAGAGTTTAGTAGCATTGAGAGTGAAATCCACAGGATTAGTACAACCGCCAAGAATACAAGAATCAATCCAAGCAAGAGCAACTGTTGATGCAAGTAAAATTCCTCGATCGTAGTTATTAGTCCCGCCTGAAGTAAGAATTCCTCGAATTATTGCAACTTGTGTGTTATTAATCTGAGCAACTCGATGAGTTACATTTGGAGAAGTTCCAGCAGAATAGAACCCGCCTTCAATTTTCAGTTGCTGACATGTGCGAGCTTGAGCACCTTGAACAACATATACATCAGAGTATGCTCCACCAACTGCAAGATTATTTCCTTCCATGTCGCAGTCAGTGATGGTAACTTGGAAACAATCAACAAGTTTCACTCCATGAAATTGAGCACCCTGAATGATACATTGATGAATTAGGATATCTAATGGCTGGTTTGAATTAGTCCCGCCATCAATTACAATGTTATCCTGTCCTGCAGTCTCACAACGATTCCAAACAATGCGAAGAGTATTACAGGCTTGAGCGTTGATATTATTCAGTAGTGCATTATGGAGATAATTTCCTTCAATAGCAACAGCCCAACTTGCATTATTGGAGAGTGAGATGTTGATTCCGAACCCATAGATCATACAATTAATCACACCGCAATTACGGATGCAATTAATCATCTTCACGCCAATTGACCCAACATTAGAAGTAGTTGGGTAGATACAAAGATCTTTGATTACAATATTTGATTTGTAGGCAGTTGTATTTATGGTGGTGAGATCGCCGCCCTGAACTGCATTTGCTGTTCCAGAGTATTTTAGTACAGAAGAACCGCGAGAAGCACCTTCTAAAGTTACACCCTCTGGAACTGTAAGAGTTGAGGAGATTAGATATACTCCTGAGGGGACGAATACTTTAGCAGTTACAAGTGTACCGTAACCATTTATAGTATTCTGTACTTGCACACCCGCCGCAGTGAGTGCTGCTTGAATTGCAGATGTTGCATCAGTTACTCCATCCGCTTTTGCAAGATACGGGTAATCTCGCACATTGAGAGCAATTGGGGTGATTGATGAGGTAATACCTTTATCGCGGGTAGTCATGATTGTTGATTCCTACTTAGAAAGCAAATTTCACACGATATGAGTCTGTAGGATCTGCCCAAAGTTTCTTTGTACCTACACCCGGATTTACGGTCGGGAGTGCTGACCAATCTATAGATCCTTGAGAAACCGCAGTGAGATCAATCTTAGGAAATCCAATTACATCAATATAATCTCCGGCAACTACACCTTCAGCCAGAGTGAAAGAGGAGGAAGAAGTTTCAGAAAAATCCCTCCCAACAACCTGTCTCTGCCCATTAATAAAAACCAGGAGACTATTCGTTCCTGGTGTATATGTGAAAGCAGTGAGAGTGAAAAGAGTTTGTCCAGAGGTTCCAATAAATGATTGAGGAACTAGAGTTCCATTCACATTTACATTCACACTCTGAGAAGTGCCGAAAAGAGATGTCATAGATTACACCTTGAGAAGAGTTGGTGTGTTAGAAACCATTTGCAACAATGTTGCCAGCTTTGAGAATAGCAATCTGCTCATTCACAAGAGTACGATATGCAGCAGCTTCTTCATCTTTACCGATTGCTTTGAACACCGTGGCCGCTGCATCGAAAACAATCGCGAATGGGTGATCTTGGGCGATCCAAGAATCATAACCAGACTCAGTAATATCAGGATTGAGATAGCAACCCATCAGATAGTACTTTTCTTTGGTGGAGGAGTTGATTTGCAGATATGCACCTGCAGCGTAGAATACATCAACCTTCTGAATCTTATAGTCATCAAGGACTTGTTCAGGGGTGATAAGAGAAAGGAACCCCATTGGAGTCCCAGATGTGTTGTCGTACTTACGAAGATATTTGATCGCAGAGAAACGAGGAAGAAGAGCTCGGTAATCTAACTGTTGCACATAATCAGCAGAGTTGAATGCAATACCAGTTTCAAAAATATCCTGGTAATAGTAGTCAGATTGGTGGAGCTTGAGAGTGGCGGATTTAATTGCCGAACTTGTTTCAGCAACCCGATCCGGACGACCAGTTAGCGTGTATACTTCATTTACAAGTTCGGCAAAGTTCATGATGATCCAGAGTTAGCAGAGATTACTTAGTCTTCAAAGAAACCAGACGAGCAAGTTGTTCGCCAGATCCACCGGCCATTGCAGGAGCAACATCTTGAGTACTTGCAGGCTTCACAGGAGTTTGCTCTGTCTTACCCATATCACGTTCCGGGTCTCCAGAAGCGGTCTTCTCAGATTCCAAGTATTCTGCAATGATCTTCGCGCGCAAAGCATTCATCGGATCTACCATCTCAGAATCAACGGTAGCTTCATTCTGATCAATGAACAAATGTGGATGACCAGCTGCGATTTCCTTTTCCAGATAGTCAATCTCTGCAGGTTTATCAGTACGATAAGTGCCAGAGACGAAAATGATTACACGACCATCCGGCATTACAACATTGCAGGAAGGCATCGTGCACTTATAGACATTGAGTTGGGACATAGTTTGGATTCCTAGGATTGAAGGGTGGTAACTTTTTGACCAGAAGCTACCAGAAACTGGTTCACCCTAGGAGGGTTAATTAACCAACAGCAGCTGCAGTCAGGTTATACACCACTGCATTTGCAGGAGGATTCTTGATCACAGTAGTCAATTCAGTAGTGAGCGTGCCACCAACTGCGTCGATACCGTTATCATTCGCATCCTCGTCTTGGTTGAATTCCTTATTCTGAGTCTTGCGATCACCCAGATAAGCCAGACGGAAACTAGACAGATCAACAGCAACTGCCATCTTGCTCCACGAACTATTCGAGTTGAACAGCGGATGTTCAATCATTCGGAAAGTACCACGAGCAGTCTTGAAGGTACTAAATTGCAGACCATAAGAAGTCTGACCATCAACAATGTAGTACGTACCATTCAGGCGACCAATGTTATTGATCACTCGTTTGGCAGCACCGCCAACGAACAGAACACGTTCGTTTGCAACCTTCGGATCAGTTGCTTGGTTGAACACTGGATCCAGGAAACCTTCCAACTGCGTGTAGTTGGTGGTACCGCCAGCGGTATTCACATTCACAGCAGCGTAATACGAAGGATAGTAGGCCAGATTGCCCACGATCGAAATCAAACCATCCATCGTGCGGAAAGGTTGACCATTACGGTTACCTTGCGACTTCTGGCCAAAGAACAGACCCTTCTCAATATCGGCAGCGTGGAAACCTGCGCAATCTTGACGGCTTTCTGCCACATTGGTTTCGCCAGCAATCATCATGGTTGCACGAACCGAATCCGAAATCGCCCACGTGTTGCGGAAGATCTGGGTATAGTTCGTAATGCGAACCGGATTGATGATCAGAGATTGCGGACGAATCGACGATTCTTCGAATGCATTGCCAACTTGGTAAAGATTGATAGAAGCGCCAATTGCAGCAGCAGCAACCGAACCAACTGCACGAACCACAGTGATCTGAGTAGACGAAACCACAGTGTTAACCAACACATTTTCACCAGTGCTATCAACACGGAACAACATACCAGGAAGGATGTTATTCGTGGAAGTCACAGTGAAAGTGGTGTCGCCAAGTGCTTGACCAGCGGCAGAAACAGTCAACTGCGGAAACAGCATTGTCTTAGTGAAGAAACCATGCTCGAATTGCACAGCAGTATCACTAGGAATCATTGCGGTCATACCAAACAATGGTGCAGTACCATTGGGCATGAGTCGCGTGAGCATTCCTGCAAACGACTTCTTTGCCAGATCTTGGGTAAGAAGGGCACTATTGAAAATACCAGCGGACATTTTAGTTCCTTAAAAAGTTGAGATCTTTGTGGGCCTGAATTTAGATGCCGCCCTGTTGCAAGCCGTCCAACTGGACAACTGGCGAGAACGAGATCGAAACAGGAGTGGTATTGGTTGCATTCGCATTACCAGAGAAGGTAATGGAACCGGCGGCCTGATTGATTGCAATGATCGTAGTGCCTTGCAAACCAGCAACTGCATTGGTAACGATCATACCAACCGAAAGCAGTGACAACTGAGCTTGCGTGAAGCCAGTAACCACAGCGCTCGCATTGGTAGTCAGACCTGCAAAAGTTTGAGCAGGAGTACCATTCACAATCGTGCACAGAAATTCTTTCGCCGAACTAGCAGCGATCGAGCCACGATTCACGGTTACTCCAGTGTTTGCAGTGGCTTGCACAGTAATTGCGAAAGCGGTAGTGCAGATCCAACGAACACGGAAAGTTGTGCCAGGAGGAATGCCAACATTGCCAATGCCATTCGTCAGAGCCGCAATGATATTAGCAGCAGAGTCGAGAGTATCAGTTGCGCCAGCAGCCGGATTGCGAAGAATGTTGCCCTGTGCAAGTTGCGCACCAGTGACAGTAATTGCAGTAGTGACAACCGTTGCAGGAATAGTTTCACCACCTGCAAGAATGTCACCAACATTCAACTGTCGAGCCATTTGACCATCGAGAACAAGAGCTTTAAGAATGCCCATGATAAGTTCCTATGAAGAGTTTACGAAAGGAAACTATCCCAATCTTCAGATTTAGCTGCACGTTGAGCTGCACGACTTTGCGGAGTTTCAGGTGCTTTGGGAGCAAACGCAGTTCCCATTGCTGCAAAATAGTCGCTAACTTGCTTTTGAATCTCTGCAGAAGTCGCGTTAGGATTCTTGCGAATCAATTGTTCTTGCAGAGCGCCGACCAAAGGTTGAATAGCAGGATTTGAAAGCAGGGGGTTTTCAGTCAGGAGAGATTCATTTGTTGAATACTTCTTGACCATCGTGGGGAGTTGTGCATCGTATCGTTCAGTCTGCTTGCTCAAAGCCTGTTCCACAATTTTGGTAGTGGCAATTGCTGATTGAGCATATACAGTCTGTGCGACTTGATTCATAGATTCTGCAAATGCTTTTACTGCATCTGGGCCACCAGCTTGGATTGCTTGAATCTGAGCGGCAGTGATGTTCTTTGCAAAATCAACCTTACGAGCAGATTCCATTACTTTCGCTGGGTCAAGATTTGCGAATAGCGCTTGGTTCTGATCTTGGGGAGTGTTAGGAGTTTGCCAGATGTCCTTAAAGTCGGCAAATGGGGTTCCGTCTGAGGTGCCAGGAGTTCCAGGATTCTGGCCAGGCTGCTGTGCAGGAACCATTCCATTGTTGTCAGTTCCAGGAGTTGCTTGAGTTCCAGGAAGTGGTTGACCAGGATTGGCTACACCAGTTGGGCCAAGTGGGCCAGGATTTGCAGGTTGAGCGGGAGCACCGCCGAAAAGATTCGAGAAGATTTGACCGACTGACATGAGGAGTTTTCCTAGGGTTTAGTTAGAGGATTGAATTTGTTGTGCTGCTATCTTTGATTCCTCTGAACGAGATAACAACAATTCTAGAACAGCTTTCTGACCTTTCAGGTAAGCGTCCTGTTGCAAGAATTCTGATGGTTTTTCCGGATCATACACATTCGAGATGATCTGTTCTGCAACTCCTGCAAGATCATTCTGGATCAGGAATTCTTGGTACGGATTTAGAATCGCGCCCTCAAGAGTCTCCCTATCAGTGAGTTTCCAGGAGGAGAATGAATTGATTTGGAGTTCAGCCATTTTGAGCAGCCTGAGAAAGATTTACTGCAGGAGAGTTAGAAGGTTGACCTTGAGAACCAGGTGAGCCGCCAGGAACATAACCGAACTGAGCAGGGAGAGGTTGCTGGGGGAATTTCTTCGGATCAACTTCTACACCCATTTGTTTGGCAATCATTTGAACAGTTTGACTCCACTGAGAAACTGCCTGTTCATATGCCTGCTGTTGGGGAGATTTCTCTGCGAATGCGAGGTCTACATTCCGAGTCTTCATCAGATACGAGAACATCGGACCAATGTTGTAGGCCGCGCCGATCTGAGGAGAAGATGCAATTGTTTGCATTGCAACTGCAAATTCATCAGCTGAGATTACCTTATCAGTTGGAGTAAGGCCATCTGAGATTTTGAATGTTGAGAAAGATTTCCGAAGCTCAACCGGATCAACCTTCACAACTTTCTGTTGAGTTGGAGAGAATATCGAGATACCTGCCTGATATTGCAGAGTATTTACTTTCAGAATCTCTTTCAATGGAGTGAACACCTGCGCTTCAAAGAGCATTGCAGTTGTCTGATCCCGACCATTTGCATTAGACATTACAGAGTCAAACTCATGCATTGTCTTATTACCCTTGACGAACTGTCCTTGTTTCGCCTGATTCTGGCCATTTACTCCATTCGCCATTTGAAGAATCTGAGGGAGCTCTTGGAAAGCAACTGCAGATTGGTCATCGCGATATGGAATTGGGAAGTATGCTTCGTTAGGATGCTTATTGTATCCTGCAGGACGCATCGGAATCTTAGCAGTAGGAGAATCCGAATTGATGTGGTGCTCTGCAACCAGAAGAGGATTGTAGATTCCTCGATCGGAGATTGCTCGCCGCCGCGCTGCCATTGCAGAATTCACAAGTGCAGATGCAATTTCCTGGAAAGGTTTCGCATTAGCTGCAAGAGATTTGGTCTGATATCCCAGGCCATCTTCATTAGGTTGGCCGAACAGAACTGGGAGATATCCATGAGCATTTGTGCAACGCTCTGCATAAATCATGACTTGATGATTTACGATGATGAACTTCCAGACCTGTGGAGTGTTTGCACCTGGAACTCGGAGACGAAAATCTTGCGGAATGATTCGCGCGTAGAGAGTTGTCACCTCATAGATGTTTTTATATCCAATCTCTCCAGCCGGGCGGTCAAGCAATCCTGCCCAAGAGTTCCAATCTGTGGTGCGCTTCGGATCTTTCTGGATCAGTGCATCTTGATTGATCTGTGGAATGTAATAGGATTCGATACCACCTGTGCCCATAGATGCAGAACCCATACCGGATTCAAAAGCTGCCTTGATATTGGCAACCATCTTATCTGGGAGTTCATTGATGAATTTCTTCAGATGAATCCGAGACATAAGTTCTGTATATCCTGCAAACTCACCATTCTTATAGATCTCGGTTGGCTTGTAGCGAGAGTCCCAGAATGAGTTGTAGAGATCCCAACGCTTGAGAGTATTTCCTGACCAAACAACTTCTTTCGGGCGTCCTTCCTGGCCAGAAGTGAATCCCATATCAGTTTCGATTGCAGCTGTGACAACTCGATCCCAAGAAGGTTCAATGATTCCCATGTTGTATTTGAAACAATCACGGAAGAACATCATGAGCTGCTGATTCCAACCGCCGCGAATCGAGTTTTCTTCAATAATCGCCTGGAATTGGAGGGCGGCAGATTCAGACTCCGGCGGCGCTACCCAACCAAAGATTGGTGAGCCTGTTAGGAATACAGAAGCTTGGTAAGTTACAGCAGCCTCAACTTGCGGCATCACAACTGGAACTGTGACATTCTGGAATTTCGTTGCGTCTCCATAACGATTCGCGAGTTTTGCACGTTGATTCGGAACTGTCCAATCAGTCTCACGAATATATGCAAGATCAATCTGCCTCATCTGTTCGCGCACATTCCACTGCTGGTTCAACATGGAATAACACTGACGATGGAATTGTACTAATGCTTCCTGAGACTTTTCAGGAATGATTAGCGGAGTTGCAGCAGCCATTTGGATTGTTTCCTAGAAAGGAGAGTTTTCAAGTTCGGATTGGATACGAAGGAGACCGAATTCCTGTTCTTCAATTATATTACTCGCTGAGATTAGATGCCCATAGAGTTCTATAACTTTCGGCGCATATGTGAGACAGTCTAAGATTCCATCCACGTTATCTCTCTTGATCGGATTGAACTGAGAGACCTGGAGATTCACCTGAGCTTGGCAAGATGGATGAACTAAGATTTCTCCTGCAAGGAGTTGCTTGAACATCGTGAGGATTCTGGAATTCTTGGAGTAGGAACCTGAGTAGATTTCCACCGCCTCGATTCCAATAATTCCCTGCTGCGCACATATGAACTGGAACCAGTAGTTTAGAGAATACTGATATGCGTTTGATTCAATTGCCACAACTCGGCAGTTCTTCGATAGTGCTATCTTAAGCGCTTCCGCAATTGTGTCACCTGGGGATAGCCGCCCCTCTATAATCTTCTTGGCTACAGGAACAGATTGATGGATTTCAAAGTAAGTAATCGAGACAGCATCAGCATTTGCTTTATCTGTTGCAGGATCGATTACTATGAAATTCCCTTGATGGATCTCATCATCTGGGATTGTATATGTCGGAAGCTTGGTGAGGTCTACTAGATTGTTTACTGAGGCATTTTCATCATTCAGAACTTCTGCAAAGAAGATCTCTGGGCGCCCCATGGAAAGATCATTCTCATATTCCTGGAGCAATTGTTTGATTGGTTGGAGTTCTTCCCAAAGAGATTCTCCAGTTGCAAGAATGCCGCCGACAATGAATTTGAACCAGGATGGATTATGTTTCAGGCGCTTGAGAATGCTCCATTTTGTGGGATACATATTCCCGACAAAGATGAATAGACAGCCATGGGGAGATTTGGCTTTCATAGCAGTACCGATCATATCGGTTTCAATCTGCTTTGAAATGATTTCTGATTCTGCATCCTGACGAGACTGAATATCATCGAAGAGCATTACATCTGGGCGCTGATGTTTGATATTCAAGCCCCGGACAGATTCTACTGTGCCGGCTGCAAGAATAATGTTTCTGCCGCGAAATCCGAATTTCTTGAGAACTTGTTGATCTGTCTCTACGCCTACGCTCCAATCACCAAACACCTTTTTAATGTTCGGCTCATTCAGAAAGTCCATTACGTCTGCAAGAATTGCGACTGCTTTAGGAACTGAGTTGGCACAGACAAGAATAAACTGGCGACGAGTGAATAGGATTACATAGAGCAGGAAGATTTTGACAAATGTAGTTTTCGCGAATCCGCGCGGGAGACCGAGAACGAGTTGTGAGAAGTCTCGTTCTTTATGAATGTAGGAGATTAGCCATTCCCAAGCTGCTTTGAATAGAGGTGGGAATAGATAGCGGAAAACTGTCGGCATGGCAAGGGCCGCCAAGAAATCCAAAGATTCCTTAGAAAGTTTCTCAACCTCAGATGAGTTAAATGAGGCTTCCTGAGTTGGCTCCACATATTCTTTTTCAGGTGGAGCTGAGGGAGTGAAGCCTAATTTATCTGCCCAAGATTCTTTCATCTAACAATTTTCCTGGAAATGAGCAGTTGGATTGCCAAAAGGTGCTGTTTGGCGGCCTCTTTATTGCGAGATTCAAGAGCTGCAGATTTGAAGAGTGCTCGCTCTTTCACTTCTTGCACCACTTTCTTGATTTCTTTAAGTTCCTGAGCGGTTGGTAATTTCGACATCTTGTACTCCTGCAGAGAGTTTAGGGATTTTTGATTGAGAAAGTAGACGATCCATTGAGGAAGATTGAGTTGTCACCAGATCCTGATTTCCGGCGCGAACTACTTGATTATTCACATTCACGGTGATTGAATCTTTGGAAAAATTTTGGATAATTTGAGTAGGCATGACAAGTTGTACGACAGTTTGTTGATTTGTGATAGATTCTGGTGCAGAAGATCCGCGCCGCTTGGCCTGATTAATCACCTGAATCGCTTTCAGAACCTCGAATGGTTTAACCATATACTGGATCAGATCTTTCATCTTGTCCAGAAGTTGATCTTCCATCTGATCATAGCGATTATCGCGATCATTGTGTTTCGCGAGAGATTCATAGCGGAGAGTTGCTACTTGCGCAGAGAACTTTGGATCGGATAGGAGTTGGGAAATGCGGGAAACTGAGACACCGACGGCAGATGCGACAATTTCCGGCCCCAATCCTTGACCAAGAAGGGAAAGTGCGCGTTCTTCAGTTGCGGAGGTGGTGGAGGTGCTCATTTCGGGGCCTCAATTTCTATGGATTGGGTAGAGTATATAGGAAAAGGTGGGAAAGATCAAGGTGGGGATCCCACTGCAGGTGAGAAAGTTTGGTGATCAGTGGTGTTTTGAAAAATTTTAGGAATATTTGGGAGATGAAATAGGATAGAAGGCCATCAAAACACGAAAAAAGCCCTCACCCCCTCCCACATAAGTGTGTACTAACTAACATGAATGAATGTGAGTGCTTACTTACCTGAGAGAGGATGGATGCAATATAGTGCATAGATTAGAGAATGGATGCAGGATAATGCAGGTGACAAAAACTGTCAGTGGGTGACAAGAATTGTCAGTTGCTTGGATGGAAAAGTGACCAAAATTGTCATATTGTTGGCACGGATATTGCGGTATGGGCTGTTTTGGGTTGTTTTAGGGCTGGCACACTGTTTGCTTATATATTGGTGTCACCAACCTACTAACTAACAAAGGAAACGAAAATGCAAGGTTCACAAGACATTCGGTTTATTGAACTCTTTACCGACACACTCCAATCATTTGGCATGGAATTTGCTTCCACCTATTACATGAAGCATGGAATGAGTAGGAAAGAATTCAGAATGTGGGCAAGGATTGCATATCGCGCGTATTGATTTCATCGACCTAGACACTAACTAACCTTGGTGTCTATACGATGCAATCTCGCATCATTTGATTCTAGGAGAATTCCATGTCCATCACTAATCGCCATGCAGTTGTCAAATTTGTTTCTGGTGAATCCAAGCCCCTGAAAGATCAACGGCTCGCAAAAGTGGGTTACAAAACCACTGCCAAGAATCCTGCAAAGTTTCCCTCGGTTTGCGCATCGGTGCCGATGATCCCTGAAACTGAGATTGTTGGCGCGATTGATTCCCTCCTTCCCCACATTCGCACCATGCTGGAGAATGCACAAGATGGGATTTTCCGCTCACTCTATGAGGCATCTGGTGGATTGCGCACTGAGATTGGAGATGGTGAACTGAGTGTGTCTCAGTGTGTCGCATTTTTGGAATCTGAGGCGGCAGGTGGGAGATTGACCAAGGAAGTTTTGGAATCTTGGTTCAATGCGAATGTGAGTGATAATCTTACTGTTGTGATCGCGGATCGTCTGAAGTTTGAAGAATTGAACGAAGATCAAATGGCAGTGGTGCAGAAGCATTTGAACTCATATAAGGGACTGATTAGTTCATTGTCCGGTGGAGCTACCATTCTGAGTGCTGTGCAGATTCAGGGAGTGCGGAGAGCTATTGAAGTATCTTCGGTGGAGGATGAAATCTCTCGCAAATTGATCGCTCGACTTGATGCGATGGAAAAGAAAGAGGCATTCGAACAGATTCTCTGATTGGAAACTTCCCACTTCGGTGGGAGTTTTTCTTTAGGTTTTGGTTTTGATGTTTCAGAATCTAAAGAAAAAGTGCAAAGTTCGAGACTGTCAGACCGCCAGACCGTAGACCCTCGGCGAGCTGACCTGACCTGGCCGTTCGGCTCATCACCACTAATCTTTCCCACAGCTAGAATCTACTCTAGTATATAAGATAGATTAGTGTATCCCCTTATCTACTAATTTTTTGATACCCCCCTAAACTGTGAGGCTAAGACACACATATACCAATACATACTCTCACTATCTATTCCATATCTCCAGGAGTTACAGAGATATGGAATAGATTGGAGATAGTGAATCCAATCCAATAGGGTGGCCCTTGACAGGCACTCGGTGCAAGCGTATCCTGACCCTCACAGTCTAGCAGTCTAGCAGTCTGGGTCTAAGAATTTTCTCAAAACTTACTGAAAAACTGAAAGATTGGAGATTCTATTATGATGACTCGAATCAAGACAATCCAAACCAGAAATTGTTATTATCCTATTTATGAATTCTTTCGTGAGAGGGATACAATAAATGGATTCTATTTCTTTGACGAAGAACTTGAGGAGATAGGAGAAAGACAAGGAGAGTTTGGTCAAGGTTACTTTGGCCCGTACAAAACTCTTGATGACGTTTGTAAGGCGCAACACAAACATTATGTATCAATCATGAGTTTGTGAATCTTATACCCAGACCTAAAAATCTGGGTAGAGTCTTTTCTACACAATATCAATCTCGGTATTGTGTAATCAAGGATTCACCCTCAAAAGGATTCTATCTTGAAGAGGAGTTTTAATCATGGATACTTTTTTGGAATATCTACTACAACAAAGAGATTTTTTATGCTCTATGGATATGTGCGTAGAGAGACGAATTCGTCTAGATCAATTAGATCACATAATCAGAGAATACAAAATATATCTTGTCATAGAAGACAACAAGAAATCGAAGGATTAAGATCATGACTCTCAGAAAATACCGTCCATATCTAACTCTCCCAGATCTAATTCATCTCCGAGACCTCTCCAACTCAACTTCTCAAGTATCTCCACTCTCTCGCTATCTAACCAGATATGTGGATGAAATTCAGAGTGGGCATATAAAAGAACAGATTCGCCTAGCTCCGACAATTGAAGATAAACTTGGGTTCACCGTCCCGGATCCTGGTGCAACTCCAGCATGGGATAAGATTCAAGAATCCAGATATCTAAACAATCTCATGTCACCTGAAGAGGAGAAAGAATATGAAAGACAACAAGGTATCTCGTTTCCCTAAACTTCCATTCAAGTTCTCCTTCTATGAATGGATTGTATTCTGCAGTATTCTTGCAGCATACTACATAGTAAACCCAAACTGAGAAACTCTCTCAGAAGATTCTAAGGATCCTAATCATGCACATACTCTGTTCCTATTCTGGAATCTCATTCCAGTGCGAACATTTCCCAGGAAAAATAGACACGGGTGATGCTTGTCATCCAGTATTTTATCTCCCACAGAAAAAACTCTTGGCTTATGTAGGAAAATGGGCAGCAGGTGAACTAACTCCCACTGACTCATATTTGCTTTTCTTGGCGACATTGAAATCCAGTGATCTGATCCATTTCCGCACATCTGCAGTCCGTACTAATCTTACAGACTCAATAGTTGCAAACAACATGGAACACCTAGTCAAGGTAGTTTCCAAAATCTCCTCAATCCAACATCCTGCAGCTTGTTTTCCTCAGTATGTAGTTTCTCCGGAAACACGATCTCTTGGAAATGTGCACCATTGGATAGCAAATTGGGAAGATGCATATCAAGACTTTCATTCTGGCCGCTCTCGTGATTACGACACCAAGAAACTAGTAGCAAGAGAAGCTGCTCTTGAGAGGATGATTAAGAATCCTCACCGCCCAATCTCCGCATACTCTTCTCAAATTGCAGATTGGGCTGCAGTAGCAGGAGATTTCCCGACTTCCAATACTCCATCTCCAATCACCGGCAGACAAATTCCTCTCTCTGAGTATTGGAAAATCGTAATCACCAAGTGTGCATCCGAATCCTCTATCTTCTCTATCCCTAAAAAGGATATTGCAGAACTCTTAGAGCATTGCAGGGATAACATCCCAGTTGGTTCAATCTTCTCCAATGCACTCTTTAAGATCCTGGAATCCGCACTCACCAGACAAACAAACTTCCTAGGTCTGGGAGATTCTGATCTTTCCTCTGGAACTTTCAAAATATTGAGTCCAGGGGATAGTGTGGAATCTGCGAATATGTCTGCACTCATTCAATCTGCTCCAGATCATGCACCAGAACAGAAAGAATATCCGAATAAACTTGCGTATCTCAGAGCAAAAATGAGATATGAAATGTCCCTGAAATATGGAACCTCTCAAGGAGACCAGAATGTCTAAAGTACCAACATCTGAACTCCTCCAATCAGCTCCTAATCTTCCAAATGAACTGATCGGACTCTGTGATAAATACTACATTCTCTATTGGGAATCACGGTATCTCTACACTCAGATCTTCCGAGGTGGAAGAATCATCCGGCAGGGAGTTTCATATACTCCACATCTGAAAGATGGATTAACTCTCCAGGAATTGAGTAGGAATCCAGAAGCTCAAATCCGTATCTCTTTCCGCCGACTCAGAGGAAAGATAGGTGGAGATGCAGTAATCACCAGAACACCTATCATCACCGTAAAGAAAGTTCATCATGTCTCAAACCCCGATCAACTCAATCTCCTCTAATCGCCAAAAACTTGCAGAATTGATTGCAAGACACCGCGCGGCTAAACTCGAAACTCCTCCAGATCCTAAGGAAGTATTCGCACCTTCAGGAATCGCTATTCAATCTGAGCGAAGCGGTGTTCACAACAGTAACTCTGAATCTCCCATCAAAAAAGACGACGAAGATTCTTCCCATATCCGAGATAAGTATGGAAACATCATCACCCTGAATTCCAAACAATCCGAGTTCGTTCGGATTGCAGGAACTGAAGGAAAATCTGCAGTCCTAATTGGTGCAGCAGGTACAGGTAAAACAACTACTCAACGTGCAGTAGTTCAGGAACTCATTCATTGTGGTCATGCAGGAATCTTATCTCCAGGTGGACATAAACATCTCCGAGAATCTACCCCAGGAATCGTAATCTGTGCATATACCCGGCGCGCAGTTGCAAACATAAAGCGTAATCTCCCTGCAGATCTTCAAGCAAATGCAATCACAGTCCATAAACTTCTAGAATACCAGCCTGTTTATGACACTGTAATTGATGAGAATTCTGGAGAAGAGAGAACTAAAATGTCTTTCCAAGCAACTCGCCACCGTGGTAATCCTCTCCCATCCTCTATCCGTACCATCATTGTAGAAGAAGCATCAATGCTTGGTACTGATCTTTTCAAGGAACTTATTGATGCGTGTCCACATAACCCACAATTCATTTTCCTGGGAGATATTCAACAACTCCCGCCGGTTTTTGGTCCTGCAATTCTCGGTTTCAAACTCCTTGAATTACCGGTTGTCGAACTTACCGAAGTCTATCGCCAAGCTCTTGAATCTCCGATTATCAGTCTTGCACATCGCATCCTCTCAGGGAAAGACCTTCCGGGATCCGAGTTTCCGCAATGGAAATTCAAAGACCAACTTACAATCCATCCATGGAAAAAGAAAATCGATGCGCTAAATGCTCTAAACACCGCAGGACAATTCTTCATAGCATCTCAAAAAGCGGGAGTGTATGATCCTGAAGAAGATATAATTCTTATCCCATTCAACAAATCTTTCGGAACAGATGAGCTAAATAAGATCATTGCAAACCACCTATCCCATTCCCGGAACGAGGATGTATACCAAATAATTGCAGGATTCAACAAGTTCCATTGTGCAGTAGGTGATAAAGTTCTATTCGACAAGGAAGATGCAACAATTATCCGAATCGAAAACAATCCATCATATACAGGGGCTCGCCCTCTCAGACACTCAAAGACTCTAGATTACTGGGGTTATGATTCGGCACCAGAATCTGGAAACTCTGGAGTTGATCCACTTACAGAAGATGCAATGGATTTCCTTCTCACTCAAGTTGCCGCATCCGACACTGGAGAAGATCGTGTTCGACAAGCATCTCATAAGATAGTTCTTCAGATGAATGATTCAGAGCAGGAAGTTACAGTAAACAAAGCATCCGAAATCAACTCGATGCTTCTCGGCTACTGTCTCACAGTCCATAAATCCCAGGGTTCTGAATGGAGGAAAGTATTCTTTGTTCTCCATCAATCTCATGCAACAATGGTGCAGCGAGAACTTCTATACACTGGGGTAACTCGGGCGCGAGAAGAACTCTATATCATCTGTGAACCTGAAACTTTCATGAAAGGAATTACAGGTCAACGGGTGAAAGGGAATACACTGGAAGAGAAAGCAGAGTTCTTCAAAGGTAAATTAAATGATGGATTCACTCTTGAGGCCTGAATCTTTCAACACCCTCATAACATTCTAATTGAGGGGCCTTGACAGGGCATCCCCGACCTGCTACCATACGTGCATCGGTTAGGGAATCTCCGACCCAAAAGATTCCTTCTCTCAATCTTCCAACCCTGGGTAATCAATCCCAATTTTCTGAAAGAAAGTTATCATGACCGACCAAACCACTTCCATCGCTCTGAATGCTGACAAGACTGTTGACTTGAAGGACTTTAAGTTCCGTTTCAAGAAGGATAAGATGGGCAATCAGCGCAAGACTGTTGAACTGAAGCTCCCGGTTCCTAGTCTTGAAGGTATCGTTTCCATTCTGGAATCTGGTAGCCAAGCTGCCCAACAACTCCTTCTGGATGTTGTCTATGATTGTGTCCGTGATGTTGCTGGCACTATCGTGGGTGATTCGGAAAGCATCACTCAAGAAAACTTCCCTCTGGATAAAATCACTTGGGAAGCAATCGCAACTCAGCCGCGTGCAGAACGTACTAAGATTGCACAAGAAGTCTGGGATGCTTTCGCTGCCGACTATCTGGATGTGATGCCTGCAGTTACCGGCAAGAATAACGAACAACTTTCTGCCGCCGTTTCTGTGTATGTCAAGAAGTTCACATTGGTTAAGACCAATAAGGAAGTTCTGAGCATGTTGAAGACTCAACTGGGTCTTTACATGGAACACAGCAAGAAGGCAGAAGAGTTCACCGAAATTCTTGATCTTCTCCTCGGTAAGGTGGATACGTATCTGAAGAGCGATGATGTTGCTCAACTGATTGCGAATCTGTAATCTGTGAGATTGCCACCTCACTTAGAGGATTAACTGGAATACGGAGGGAGTTTTACCCTGTCCAACAGTTAATAGGCACATCCTGGACATGATGTAAAACTGTCCAACCTTTCAAAGATATATCCTATTCCGTATCTCTCTGAAAGGTTGGTTCGATTCCAACTCGCTAACTAAGGTCTGGTGAGACGGGAGCAAGGTTCGATTCCTTGTGATTGTCTAGGTTGATAATAGCTTCCTAGTAACTCTGGTGAGACAAATAGTTCCGACGGCCAGTCGGTTAAAGATTAAGAGGAATCTTAGTCGGGGGCAATAAATCCATATTGTTGTGCATCGGATGGTAACTTCAGATCTATATTATAGCATGGCAGCTCTTAGATCTGAATGTCAAAGCATAAAAATCCGAACCTTTTGGTTGTGCATTTGTACTCATAATCAAGTGGATGCCGGTGTGCAACAATATGGAATCTTCCTTGATTGGTGGTCTATATAGAAAGTCTCTGGATCTTGTTGCTACACCGGAAGTTTTGCAGACTCCAGGAAGTTACAGATAAAAGTTAGGCCAATGCCAGAGTCTTTCTATATGGAATCCAATCCACACTCACGAAAATACTATCCCATCTGGGAAAGACTCAAGAAAGAGAAACAAGTCTCTATCGCTGTTCCACGTCCGTTACATGCGAGAGTGATAAAGGCAGTGATTAAAGAAAAGTGGATGGATGTAGGATATAAGATTCAGATTCAGCCAAAGAAAGCAACTCTATCTTATGTTCGTAAAGCTTCGACTATCACATTTTTCCTTAGTCATTCAATCTCAATAGATGATTTCTGAAACTCTCACCTAGAAAGAATCCTATCATGTCCAGATCAACTGATCCAAAACACACCATCACTGGAACTTATCTCCGTGATACTGACAAAGCAATTCAGTTCAAGATTGTGCAGATAGGGCCGCGAAGGTTGAAAGTTTCAAAGGTCGAATGGTTTCCGATCTCTCAAACTTCCAAGACTTTCCGCGCTCCACCTTCTTGTGTGGATGAAGATTATTTGGTAGTTTCTCAGTGGATTCTGCAACAGAAGTCTCTCCTAGATAACGAAGAGCTCTATGGAGAACGAGAATCTGACATTGATCCAGACTATCCAGATGGAGAATATGACGAACTCTCAGGTAATCCTCCTTTCTAACAAGTGAGAATCTATCATGGAATTCCTTCAAGCAATCATCCAATCAATCTTTGGTGATCTAATCGACGCATTGATTAAACTCTTCGGAGGTGACTGATGAACCCCCCAGTATCTCCAACTCTCGGTGCAGGATTTGAACTCCAAGAGAAAGTTGCAGAACTCTCAACTCTAATTCTCAGCAAGCATCCAAAGATGCCAACTCTTCTCCGAGAAATCCATACCACTCTCCGTGCTCAACCTGAGAATGTCACTCTCCTTTCAGAAGATGAGATCAATGTGATTGTTTCAGGTCTGAAAGTTCAAACTCAAACTGAGTTCACAGCTTCTGCAACCAAAGGTGCAGGTGCAAAGAGTCTCACATCTAAGATCAAATCTCTTGGTCTAGGAGCATTCTGATATGAACACCGCACAAAATCACAAAATCTACTGGACTCTCCTACCATACAACACTCGCTGTCCAGAGAAACCAACTAAACCTTCCCTTGAGGTAATGTTCATATGCTCTCATTGGAAAATACTGAAGAGTATCTGAGAGCAGGTCTTGCAATTCAATGTCTCTCAGGTGCAATAAACTATTCTGAATACAAACTCCTCCGAGATTGGCTCCAATGTGAGCCTCTTGGCGTTTCTGGTTCAGGGGTTTATGTTCCTCTAACTCTTGAGATACTATCATGCCTCCCAACGAATTCTCACTCGACGATTTTCTCGACGACACTCTCGACTCTGAATCTTCTTCTCAAGGATTTGACACTGGAGGAGCAGAAACTGATTCACAGTTGGTTGAGTTCCGAGAACCTGGATATCAGGGAAAAACTGATTACAGGATTCGCCAACTCAGTTACTCGTCACTCCTTACTCTCCATTCGTGCCCGCGCAAATTCCAGCTTTACAGACTACGAACAACTCATAGAGCAGAGGAAGATCAGAAGTCAACAATCACCTTTGCCTATGGTCATATCGTCGGAGAGGCTATCCAACTTGCGCTTCAAGATATCCCAGAGGAACAAATAATCTGGAAGATGTTTCTTGGCTGGCATACAGATCTTCTTGCCTCAGATGATAAGATGGAGAAGTCTTTCTGGACTGCAGTATGGGCATTGCAGAAATTCAATTCCCTTCGTGCCTCTGGTTTTCTAAAGGAGTATGATCTTGTATATCACAATGATCTCCCTGCTTGTGAGCTTAGCTTTGCTATTAACTTCCCTGAAGGTTTTCGACTCCGTGGATTCGTTGATGCGGTACTTAGACATCGTGAGTCCGGTGAAATCCTCGTACTGGAATGTAAAACAACTGGGAGTGCCACTCTCAATCCGGCAACGTATAAGAACTCTGCTCAGGCTATTGGTTATAGTGTCGTACTTGACCACCTTTTCCCTGATCTTTCTAGCTACAAGGTTCTTTACCTAGTCTACCAAACGAAATCAAAAGAATACACACCCATTCCATTCACTAAAACATATCTCCAACGTGCACTCTGGATTCGAGAGCTTCTCCTTGATATCGAGATCATCAAGATGTATGAGGAAGCAGAAGTATATCCGATGCATGGAGAATCATGTTATTCTTTCTTCCGTGAGTGTGAATACTTCCAGACCTGTCAGTTGAGCACAGAGTTCTTGACTCGGAAGTGTACACCGGAAGAAGAAGATAAAACGGAATATCAGGTCACCCTGAGTCTGGATGATCTGTTAGATTCACAACTCAGTAAGATTGGATGAAAGAGGAATTATCATGTACGTTTACATACTCATTCTCATAACTGCCACAAACTTTAATGGTCATGAAATAGCAGCGATCACGCAAGAGTTTACTTCAAAAACTACTTGTGAAGCTGCACAGAATTTGATTCTAAAGAACCAAGAGAATTTGACGATCAAATTTATTGCTTGTGTCCAGAAATAAAGGAAATATCAAATGAAACTCACATCACTCAAAATCAACATCCTTTTCCACATCTACTCGATGCATACCTCTATTCCAAATCGAGACTCTCCTGTTGTTATAGAAGCTCTGAATGAGCTAGTGGAGAATGGATTGGTTGTACATTACTCTCACTCTACCGACCCTAATTCAGAGTTTAAAATGAAAACAAGAGGATATAAATTCATTGATCTTCTCCTGAATACACCGCTGCCTGTAGAAAAAACTACTTGGATTGATCCAAGAGATGGAAAGGAAATTGAAGTATGAAAATCAAAACAATTCTCTCAGAATATCGAAACGATTTCATTGCCATCATGGAGTGTGAACATTGTGGGTATGAGTGTTCAAACACCAATGGCTATCATGATAACTATTATCACACAAAAGTAATTCCTGCCATGCATTGTCCGGCTTGCGATAAAAATCGTGCAGGATACACTAAAGAACAAGTAGCATTGCAAGGAACTAAGCCATGAAACTCTCACAAAAAACCGCAAGTAAATCCCATCGTGTTCTCCTATTCGGCCCGCCGAAATCAGGAAAGACTCGGCTTGCTGGAGAACTTTCCAAAGCATTCAATCTCCTGTGGGTTGACCTAGAAAACGGTGTTGATACTCTCTTTCAACTTCCCATCGAATGTCAAGAGCGAATCGAAGTAATCTCTCTCCCAGACACTCGATCATTCCCAATCGCGATTGAAACATGTCTGAAGATGATTAAAGGATCACCCGGAAAAATCTGTGAAACTCATGGGAAATGGAACTGCGCCACATGTGCTAAGGAAGGTGCGCCGCAAACTGAAGTATCTCTTGGTACTCTACCTCTTGACACTATTGTGGTGTTTGACTCTCTAACTCAGCTCACTCAATCTGCAATCAGTCACATCACAAAGAATCAACCCGATGATTACAAACTGAACTATGATGACTGGGGAAATCTTGGTAAGCTGATGGATACATTTCTATCCCATGTGCAGCAAGCAGGTTTCCATGTAGTTTGTATCTCACATGAAACTGAAACGGAGATGGAAGATGGAAAAACAAAACTCGTACCCACAGCAGGGACTCGTGCTTTTTCCCGGAATACAGCTAAGTACTTCGATGAAGTCATCTACTGTGAAGTTAAAAATAAAAAGCATGTCGCAGCTTCATCGACAACCTACTCCGGAAATATTCTCACTGGATCAAGGTCTGGAACTGTACTGGAGGGAAGTGTTGAAGCCAGCCTTATCAGCATTTTTAAAGGAGAAAAACAGCCCAGTAACTTGATGACTCAATCAACTCCAGCAACCAAAGCACTCTCAGCACTTGAACAATTGAAACTGAAATCTCAACTTAAATCTTAAGGATGATCCTATCATGAGTGAACACACAATCATTCCCCAGCTTATCGGTATCCACGGACATGCAGGTGTAGGTAAAGACACTCTGGCCCTATACTTGGCAGATAAGCATGAGAATGTCTGGGGAGAATCATTTGCTCGTCCGCTGAAAGATGCGTGTGCTGCAATGTTTGGGATTCCGCGAGATTATTTTGATGATCCAGATTATAAGAACCAACTGATCTCATATTGGAAAATGTCTCCTCGTGTGATTGCACAGTTCTTCGGAACTGAAATTGTACGAGCAAACTATGGCCCAGATTTCTGGATTGATCGCCTGAATCAGAAACTCTCAAACCAACAGATCGACGGCCCGGAATATAATTCAGATGACACAGTAATCATCACTGATGTTAGATTCCAAAACGAGTATAACTGGATCATTGCAAATGGTGGAGTGATTATTCACTTGACACGACCAGGTGCAGATGGTAAAGTTGGCATCCCGAATCACTCCAGCGAAGCTGGAATCAATCTTCACAACAAGGAGAAAACACGTGCGATAACTAACGACTCAACTCTCGAAGTTCTCTACTCAAAAGTAGATCAAGCACTTCACGATCTCAACGTTTTCCGTATCTATCAACCCTCGGATTTCTAATCCAAACTCTCAGAAAGAATCATCATGACTGAACAAACTACTTTCGACATCGACGCAATCCTCGACGGCACTCTGGATGATCTGGCAGATCTGCCTGAATTCCGTCCGCTGCCTGTTGGAACTTATCAGGCGCAATTCAAGATCGAGCGTGCTGATGCCAACAAGTCTCCCAATGTTTTCTTCGCCAAACTGAAGATCACTGAAACTGTTGAACTGGCTAATCCAGAAGAGAAGCCTGTGGAAACTGGTGCAGAAGCCAATGTTCGATATGATCTGTCGAATGAATTTGGTCAAGGCGCATTCAAGAAGTTGATGAGTGCACTTGCTGAACACTTCGGTGCAAAGAAGACTCGTGAATTGCTGGAAGATGTCAAGGAATATGTGGATGTCTTTGTCGTCACGAAGCAGAACACGAACAAGAAGAATGGTCAAGTCTATTCTGACATTGTTGAACTGAAGGTGGTGTAATACCCAGAACCCATTGACTCACAAGGTCTTTGGGTTTTGTAATTACTTCATCAACAACCTAGAAGGAGAATCTCATGTCTACTCCTGGCTACCAAGATCAAACATTCCAATCCTATAATCGGAACTCTTTGGAAACTGTAATCTGTGAACAAGAGGATAAAGGTTGGATCAGGCGCGGAAAGGTATATGTTACCACAGGCGCAACTGGTAAGCCTTTGTATAACCAGATGATGATGCTCAGGATTCGCAATACGGTTGGTTCTGGAAGTTGATATGAGTACCACTTCTGAGAAACTTGCACAGCTTGCTGCACTTGCAAAGGCCGCGCGGAACTCACCTTCCCCCGCACAAGTTAAAACTATCTCAGCTTCTCAGGCAGAATGCGCTCTCTTTCTAGGTACTCATGATGACAAAGAGTATCTTCCACAACTAAAGGGAATGTTCGGAGGTTATAGTACATATGTCTGTACTGAACCAATGACTCTCCTTTCACATCTAGAGATGTATTGTGTCAAAAGAAACATCACTAAGGTTGTCTCCACTAACACACAGATACTCTCCAAACTTCTCGAAGGAATGGGAAACTTCAAGTCGGCGCCTAGTCTTTCAAACTACGCAGGCTCTTTATTCTCACACAAGAATCTGGAAATTGTGTTCATTGATCCACTCCGCCAACTGTTCTCAGTTTCATACGGTCGATTCATATCCCAGCGATATATATCTAAGGTGGTATCAAAAGATTCATGGGCCGAGGCTACTGCATTTTCTTTCACTCTCCTGAAACCCTCTAACATTGAGGAGATATATAATGAATTTCAGGCCTCCTATGCTATCGCGGTTGACATCGAAACTTTCAAGGTCAATCTCGCGATACGTTGCGTGGGTTATACTGCTGTGCATATATCTTCTTCCGGCAATATTAGTACTAAGTCTGTGGTTCTCCCTATTGAAGATCAGTGGTCATTAGTATGGATGAGGAAATTCAATGATCTCCCTGCTCAAAAGATTTTCCAAAATGGAAAGTATGACTGTTCCTACCTTTTGCGTTACAACGCACCTGTTAGAAACTACCTCTGGGACACTGCGCATGGAATGCACTGTTGGTATTCCGAGTTACCAAAGGATCTTGCTTTCCTTAATGCCTTCTTCTTACGCAAGGTGGTATATTGGAAAGATCTCGCAGAAACAAATGATCTTTATGAGTACTATAAGTACAATGCATTGGATACATGGGCAACAGCAAATGTCTGGATTCAATGGATTCTCAATGCTCCCGACTGGGCCAAAAGAAACTATTCATTAGAGTTCCCTCTTGTATTCCCGTGTCTCCTTGCAGAGATGACAGGGTTGAAAAGAGATATGGATAGGTTGGTTACCACTCGGGTGGAGGTGGATACAAAGATCGAGAAAGAACTAGCCTCACTCCGCCAAATGGTTGGATCTTCCTCATTCAATCCTAACTCTCCAGTTCAGGTGAAACTCCTACTCAAAATCTTGGGCTGCGGAGATATTGTTTCCACCAATGAGAAAGATCTGGCGAAAGCTAAACTCCGTCATCCTCTCAATGGTAGAATTCTTGAGAAAGTGTTGGAAATCCGTGGACTACGCAAACTCGCCTCAACATATCTCCGCCTCGACTCCGATGCAAAACAATCAGGTATCCATGCCGGCGAGGGTGGAGCTAAAGAGCTTCTTGGAAGAGTCCTGTATGCTCTCAATCCGCATGGAACGGATACAGGAAGATTGGCTAGTAGAGAGCACCATTTTTGGTGTGGTCTCCAGATCCAGAATGTACCGCGTGGAAAAGAAGTTAAGCAAACAGTCTGTGCAGAAGATGGTTTCTTTCTCGGAGAGTGCGATCTCGAGCAAGCTGAGTCCAGAGATACTGCAAACATATCAGGAGATGAGAATCTCATTAAAGCGGTTTCTGGGGCACGAGACTTCCACTCTGTTAACGCGAGTAGTTTTTTCGGCGTGGCTTACGAGTCCATTTATGATGATGCTACTGGAAAAACTAAGGATAAACCGCTGCGTGATCTCGCTAAAAGAGTCAACCACGGGGCAAACTACAACATGGGCCCTAACGTTCTAGTAGATACAATGGGTTTAGATAAGATTTGGGAAGCTCGCCGACTCCTCAAACTTTCAGTGTCAGACCCCAAAAAGATTGCAGAACATTTACTCGGTGCTTTCCATGCCACATATCCAAGGATCAAAAATGCATACTACACCTCAGTCATTTCTGAAGTCTCTCTCACTCAACGACTCACAAGTAGAGCGTTCCATCACACAGCTTATAACATTGCACACTATAGCGCTAAAGACTATATTGAACAAGGAGATTGGGTTCGATATTGTTTCGGAAAACCTGACAAAAACAAACTCGACCTTAACAGTTACGTGGCACATTGCCCCCAAAGTCTCAACGCAAGAACCCTGAACGAAGCATTCTTGCAGGTATTCTATGAGATCGCACTTCCCAATCCAACAACATTCAGACTCCATGCTCAGATCCACGATTCAATCCTGTTCTCGTACAAGGATGGCTTTGAATCTCACGCCGAGTCAGTTCGTAAGTGTATGGAAATTCCTGTCACAATCCGCGATGTATCTGGAACTTACAGAAACTTCACTGTTCCGGCGGCCCTCAAACTCGGAATCAAGAAAGATGGTAAGTTAGTGCGTGCTAAGTACTGGTCTGAGACTGAGTAAACCAACCCCTAACCTGGACTCCAGATGTCGGAGGATTTCATCTCTCAATACATTCACTATGCTTCCGAGTCTAGTGAAGTCCCAATCACATTCCACAGATGGGCAGCTATTGCGAGTGTCGGTGCATTCTTAGGCAGGCAGTATCATTTTCATCATGGACATTTCACACTCCATCCGAATATGTACTGTATGCTAATAGGATCACCCGGCACTCGCAAATCTTCTGGGATTAAACTTGCTAAGAAGATCTTGATTGAAGCAGGTTATTCCACCATCGCAGCGGATAAAACTACGAAGGAGAAATTCTTACTCGACTTATCTGGAGAAGGAGATCTTGAAGGGAAGATGAGCCCGGAAGATCTACTAGATGCGAATCTTTTTGGAGAAGGGAACACCCAAAATGACTGTGAAGTATTTGTTATGGCTGATGAGTTTAATGATTTTACTGGCATTGGTAACATTGAATTCATTAGTCTGCTTGGAACTCTCTGGGATTATTCAGGTGTTTACAAGAACAGAATTAAAACTGGCAAGTCTGTTTCTATTAGGAATCCAACTGTCAGTATTCTTGGTGGAAATACTCCCACAGGTTTTAGTGTGGCATTTCCCTCAGAAATAATTGGACAAGGATTCTTCTCAAGACTCCTACTGATTTATGGAGAACCAAATGGAAAACGAATCGCATTCCCCAAATCACCCTCAAGCGAATCAACCAGAGATATTGTCACAGCTCTACGAGAAGTTAGACTCCATGCAGTTGGACCTGCTAAGTTATCAAAAAGAGCTGAGCAGATATTCGAAAAAATATATCATGGAAGATTCGGCGTTGAAGATGTCCGCTTTGAATCGTATTCAAATAGACGCTTTACTCACCTCATTAAAGTTGCTCTCATTGTTTCTGCCTCCTCGTACAGAAACGAGATCACTGAGGCAGACGTGATCACCGCGAACACAGTCCTAATCCAAGCAGAAAGATTGATGCCTAAAGCTCTTGGTGAGTTTGGTAAAGCGAAACATTCAGACGTATCCCACAAGATCATACAGCTCGCAGAATCCACTCACTCAATTCTCACATTCAAAGAAATCTGGAAACACGTGAGTAATGATCTTGAGAAGATGAGTGATCTTGCAACGCTAGTTCAGAACTTGTGTGCAGCAGAGAAACTTCAAGCTGTTCCAGGTGGTAAAGGTTTCCTCCCGCTGAGAAAAGTAATAGAGTACGCAGATGGATCTCTATTTGATTTCTCCCTATTAACCGATGAAGAAAGAAAGTTGACAGTATGACTCAAGACACCGCCGCCGCCCGCCACGTACCACAGAATTCCCAATCAATTGGTTGGATCAATGTGATAGATGAAGAAGGTAAAGTTCGCTCCTTGCGCTATGATATCTTCGTATCCCTGCTTTTTAAACAAGAATCTTTCCGACACATGGTAGATCATGCACGTGGCGGGATTTGTGAAGAGGCAGGAGAAATCTCTACCGCAGCCAAGCGGCATGTGGTTTACAACAAACCATTCGATCGTACTCATATGATTGAAGAAATGGGCGATCTCCGATTCTTCCTCCAAGCATTGATGAACATGTATGATATCTCAGAGACAGAGATTCTGCAGGGCAATGCGAACAAACTATCCGAGCGATATAAAACTCTCGCCTACTCTGATGCAGCTGCAAATGCACGGGCCGACAAGACTGGAACTGAGGAGAAATGAAATGAGCACATTCCGAACAGGAACAAAGCCAGGTAGTACTTATGCAGTAATTACTGTAACATTGGAAATGAGTGTGCCAAGTAGCTGGGGCCCGGATACTTCCTTAAGTCAGGTATATCATCAGGCTTTGGATGACGCAAACGAAGTTCTCAGTAAAGCGCTACCCAACGCTAGAATAGTTGGTGATATCAAAGTTAAATCCGTAACTCAAGCATTGGATAAACCATGATTCTTGATCAAGAGACTGAATTCCACTTCATGGTAGATTTGGAAACATTGGATACTATCCCATCCGCTAAGATTACTGAGATCGGTGCCTGCTCAATCTATGGAACTTATATGTTCCACTCTCATTGTTCAGACCCAGAAGGAACAACCTCGGTAAACACTCTTGAGTGGCGCAAAGCTCATGATCTCCCTTGGCAAGAACCGGCTAAGCGAGTTGATCTTGTTCTTGTGGAGCTCTTCGGATGGGTCAATGGAATTGCAGGCACTCGTAAACCAATTCTCTGGTGCAAGGGAACTGATTTCGATGCAGCAATAATCAAGAACTGCGCAGAACGGTATGGGATTGGGGATCAGATTCCTTGGTCATATAACTCAGTTCGGGATCTTCGCACTCTCCTTTCACTCTTCCCAGAGTTCAAAGTGCCGAAAGAGTCTGTGATCCATAACGGACTAAGTGATGCCCTGCAACAAGCAGAACAACTGAGATTGATCTTTAAGCAAATGGAGTTGTAATGCCAGAAGATGACTTTGAGATAAAAACATTCTCACTCGGCAAGTATACAGTTGAGATGTTTCCTGAAGGATATATCCTACTGAACAAAGAACTTGCTTCAGGCTACCATCCGAAACTCACTGAGATTCTGAACGGCTATCCTGTAGATGAAGTAGATATGCGACTCTCTGCAATCTCTTTGTACTGTGGAGTTGTGCTTGATGGATCTTACACAGTTGAGGAGAGAGCAAGACTCTGTGCGATTCTTGCAGGTAGATTGGAAGTGATGAGAGAGATTCCTCACTGAGTTTTTAGAGGACAAAAAAAGCCCCTGATCTGGTTAATTCCAGCAGGGGCTTAACTGTTTCCCGACCAAAAGAAACAGGGAGACAACTTAGATAAATATTAAATTAGGCGGCTCTGTGTTGGGTGGGTGGGGTG